TGGTGCTTTGCACGGCATACACCAAGCAATCAACAGCACCGGCAGCAGCGCTCAGCGTGGGCGCGGTGCCGCCTGTGAAGTCCCAGCTTGACCCATAGGCCAGCGTGCGACCACCGGTGCCATCTTGCGGTATCCAGATGCAGCCGCTCTGTCCCGCGACGACATTACTCGGGTTGTCCAGCAGTGCGCTGGTGTCAAGCATCAGAGAGAAGTTGTTGCTATCCGCGAAATCCGGCGTAATCGTCGCCCCGCTCGTCAATGCCGTGATCTCACCGCGCTGCCCCTTCGTCCAGGTCTGCGCCCCATCGAGCAGGCCGTAACCGGTGATCGTCTGCCCAGCGGCAAACGCGATCGCGCCGTTCATAGTGCCGCCGGACTTAGGCAGCGCCGCGGCGGCCAGCGTGCCCGCAGCATCGGCCAAGTCGTAGGCGGTCTTGACCGAATTCGGTGTCGCCGCGGTCGTGACGCTCGTGCTGTTGACTGCGTCCTCGAGCTGAAGAACGCCGGCCTGTGTCGTTGAGCCCGCTGCGACCCGCGCAGCCGCGATGACACTCGAGGTTGCCGTGTTGATCAGGTCAATCTGGACGTCAGCGCTCAGGTAACTGAGCGGTCCGCTGGTGCCGTATCTGCCAAGCAGCACATTTGCTGGCGCGTCGCCGAACATCCCCGGGACGAGCCGAATGACCTGCCAGGTATTGCCGATTACGGGATCCGCAAGGAAGCGGTTATTGACCCGATCGATAAAGACCGGCCGGCGCTGAGGATCGCGATTGGCGGCCATTATCCCGATTTTTCTTCAATTCTAGGTGTCATCACCGAACGATCACAGGACCACCTGCGGCTCCTGGCTCAACGATCTCAAGGACAGGGAATGTCAGCCCGCCGGTGGTGACGCTGTCCTCGAACTGCTGGGTGCCGGCATTGAAGATCCGCAGGCGTTGCGTGCCGCGCTCCAGCCACCAATCATTCTGCCGGCACCAGATAGCCAGCGGTATCTCCGCGTCATTCCAGAGCAGTGGCCTGGCATCAGGTCTGATCGAATCCCTGGGGTCACCGCCGGGGAAGAGGATAATCCCGACGGCATCGGCAACGGTCATCGCAAAGCGGTCCCAGTTCAGTTGCCTGAGCCGGAAATACTCCATGATCTCTTCGCTGGAGTAGCGCCGCTCTGCATCTGCCTGGAATTCCAGGAAGATGCGTTCATCGCCTACGGGGTAGTCGTCAGGCTCCAGCCAGGGGACGCCGCATTGCCAGCGGATTGAGTGGATGTGCTTACACTCACGCCGCTCATCGCGCCGGCGCGGCAGGGTGCGCCACTGGCGGTAGTAGCCGACACCCTCTCGCTCCCAGGCAGAGTTCACCGATCGCGCGGCATTCGGCTTGGGGAACAGGTCTCGAGGCTGTCCTCCTTCAGGGCGCTCCAGGTTCGCCAAGGCGCCACCGAGATGATCCGGGCAGCAGCAGAAGAACTTGAACGATGAGCACAAATGCCTGGTGCCGTCCGCCCTGAAGCTCCTTGGCGCAGTTGGGTCGTAGGGCGGGTTGTCCCAATAGATCCGCCCGTTGCGCTCGATGCGCCCCGCCGGACGAGATAGGTCAAAGGTCAGGGTCAGTGCACCCGGGTTCACAGCAATCAATGTCAGAGCAACGCTGCCGGCATCGCGCTCCACCAGGTCGTCCGGATAAGTCGGGCCATCGGCTGAATCCTCGAACTGGTCTCCGATGAAGATCGAGAAGACGCTGACCTGTGCTGTCGTCAGCACACCGGTCACGTCATAGGTCAGTGTGTGGTTTGCCGGGTCAGGGTCTGACGTGTTCAGCGTGATCGCTGCGTTCTGAATCGCACTGGGCAGGATCAGTGAGCCGCGGGTCCGGCAGCTTACGTACCACGCCTTCTCCGGAGAGGTCGCACTCGGGAACAGTGTCGTGATCTCTTTGGACGTCCCATCAACAGCTCCAGTGACGAACCGTGCCAGGCTGTGAATCTGATAATCACCCCAGCTCCGCCCCGTCCCGAAGAAGTATTCCTGCCCCAGCCGCCAACGCTTGTAATCGCTATTACGGTTGTAGGCCTCAAGAACCGAGGGATACGTCGTGCTTCCGTACTGACCCAGGCCTTCTCCTTTGCTCGGGTAGATGCCAGCGGCCCTGGGGCGCAGCGGCTTGGACACCGAGCCCATGGACATGCCGCCGTCGAGCCGGGAGCCGACGCGCTTGGCCATCACCCAAAGCGACGAGAGTAGTAGCTGCTGGCGCCTCCACCAGCCATCGACGCTGCGCGCTGGCGGGCTTCAGCCCGGCGCGCCGGTGAACCCGAGGCGGGATCCGTCGCGCCCGGGATGTCTACTCTCTTGTCGAGAACGCTATCAGTTGGATCGATCTCTTGATACGCGCGATCAAGGATGCTGGGACCGCTGCCCTCACCGGCGCGGTATGTTCCCGGCTGGCCCGCTTTGATGTCTCCCAGGCCGGCTCCGGGCTGACCGCTGACCGTTGATCCGGTCCGCAGCGAGCTCATCTGCTGGTTGACGGCTAATTCCTTCTCGGTGTTAGCCCGTCGTTCCGCCTCTTCTGCCAGGGTCTTCGCTTGATCCCGCTCTGTCTGCGCTTCGGTCAACTGCGACTCGAATGTCTGCTTCTGGCTCTCGAGCTGATCCTTGTAGCTGTTCAGTGTTTCGTCGAAGGAGTTCCGGTAGATCTCGTCGTACAGGCCGCCGCCGCCCGCTACGTTCTGGCCGCGAAGGACTCCCGGATTTCCTCTCAGAAAATTGAGAATATCGGAATCCTTGGCGCCGCCGCGCTTTGCGGCGTAGTAATCCTCATGCCCAAAGTATTGGGCCGAGGCGCCGTAGGCGGTAGAGAATCCCATTGCCCTTAGAAGAAGCCTCCCTGCGCAAAGACGTGCACGCGGGTTGCCGAGCTAGGCGCTGTCAGAGCGGCACTCACGCCGACATAGAGCAGTGCGGTCGAGGGAACGCACAGGCCGGTATTCTTCTTGTCCGTCTCGCTCGGATAGGTCGCCATCGTTGCCGCCGGCGAACCCAGGTTCGGCACCGGGATGGACAGGGGCGGCAGCGAGATATTGACGCGCTGCCCCGCGACGTTTCCACCAGGGATCGCGGCACTTGCCACGTACGCTGTATTCGTCGAGGAAATCAGCGTCGCAGTTGCGGCGGTGCTCAGGAACACCAGAACCGTGCTGGTCGTCGTTGATGCCTGATTGATCAGGATTGACAGCGAATCGATGACGGCGCCATCATTGCTGCTGCAGTCAACCAGCAGGGTGCATCCCGCTCCGGATGGCGTATTGAAGTCGGTCGCGCTGGTCAGTGCAGCAGTGCCGCCAATCGTCGCGAAAGAGTGCAGCGGGCGATCAACGAGCAGGGGCTGCTTGTTACTCGAGCTTGTAGCCAATTCCTACTCCCGGCCTGCTGCCTGTATGCCAGATCGTGTGCTCAGTCTAACGACGAGGTTCAGGACGGCTTCGGGACATTGCGCTGCGGACCGCCGCCCAGGCTGACCGCGGTCGACATGCCCATCGGCTGAACCGGGGCTGCAGGGGTTTGCTGCTGAGCGGCGTCAATCTGTGCCAGTGAACCGCCGCCAGCGAAGCCGTAACCCGGGGTTCGCGGTTGATCGGCTGCGCCTTTTGCAGGTTCAGCGGCAGCAATGATGTTCGCGGCAGGACCAGGAACAGTCAGCAAAGGTTCTTCCTGTGCGACGAATTCACGGCCATCGCCATAAGGATTCACGCGTGTTGTCAGCCCATCAGAAATGGCGTCATACCTGAACTCTGGGGGAGCCGGTCTACCTTTCGTGGACTCGTAGTTGCGCGGGTTAGTGGGGACCATTCCACTCGCTGCCGTGAAGCGAGTTTTCGCCTCTCTCGCAGCGGCGCGATCTTCGTACCAGCGCCCGGGTTGCGGGGTCTCACCGCGGACGGGACCGGTGTTGTACTTGGCCTGGGAGTGACGGTTGTTCATGGATCAGCGCAGGCCTCCCTGCATGTAAAGGCGGGCGCGCCCCAGGTAGGTATTGACCAGCTCGGTCGCGGGATTCAGATTCCTGTCACGGGTGCTCAGCGGGGACGGCGGGGGCTCGGTCAGGCCAGGCACTCCCTGCTCCCGCACAGGTGTCATGCCCGTGTCAGGTTGCGTCATACCGGCTGTTGTGCTTTGGCTCGGCAGCGCGGCGGGACCATTGAAGACATCGGCGACCGTTGCGCCGCCGTAGCCCGCCTGAGGCTGCCCGGGTCGATTGGATCCCGGAGCGAGGGCTTCGGTCGGATCACCGCTTGCAGTCAGTGGCGCGCCTCGCAGCATCTCGGTGGCGGGGATGCCAAGATCAGTGCCGGAGTATGCGGTCAGGACCTGATCGCTTGGCCTGTAATTCGCCCAATCTGTCTCGAGGCTTCCGGGGATGGAACCAGCCGCAACGAGATCAGGCAGCTTGCCATCCGCGGCTGCTTGCCAAATCTGCCGCGTCCTTGCATCACGCTCTCGGCCTTGCAGCTCATTGACGTTGGCCTGAGCCTGCTGGAGCGCTGTTCCGTCAAAGCCGACCAGTCCTCGCTGACCCGCCTGAGCGGCGCTTTCGGCGTCGGCCGGCATGGCAATGCGTTCTGCGCCCATCCCGCCGGTCGATCCTGGGGCGTCCAGTAATCCCTTGGCTCGCTGCTGCTCCAGGAAGCGATCGACGATGTTCTTCCCGTCGGCACCCTTCGGTGCATTCTTGTTGGCTTCAATCCATGCGGAAATGTCAGCTCGCTGCGCGTAACCAGCTTCCCCTGCTCGAGGACCACCGCCCTGGCTGACCGGCCCCGCGGCGACCTTCAGTGCCCTGTTCTCCTCGCGGTCCCAGAACGGAGTCGCCTGCTGCAGCATGCGGGTCGCCTCCGATGCACGCGCATCGCGATCGTCACTCAGGACAGGAGGACGCCCGCTCGGCCATGTCGAAGGGTTGACTGCGGTTCCGGGCTCGGGGACGCCAGCCGGCCAGTTCGCTCCGGTCATGCCGGCATTGAGGTCCGGGACCGCCGCTGCGGCTCTTGCGCCCCTGCCGCCATACATCCTTCCGCCGGCTGGCTGATACCCGCCAGGGGCAGAGCTCACAGGATCAAAGCCCGCGGGGAGAGATGAGCCAGATCCTGGCGAAGCAGCTCGCTCCTGAATGGCGCGACGCATTGCATAAGGGGAACGGACTGCCATCCCTATCTCCAATTCATGGAACCTGTTGCCTGCAGGACACGGGTTCCTACGGCGGTATCTGCTGGCCCCGGGACGGCCATGATGAATTCTGCGCCGGCTCGCTCAAAGGCGTAACGGCGAACCTCTTCGCGGCGGTAGTTCGCCACGTAGAGGGTTTCAGCGAGCATGTCCACCTCCCGCAGGTAGACCTCGCGGTAGTCCTTCGCCGCCTTCAGCGGATCGGACTGGAAGATCGCGCGATCGGTATCACCCGTGATGCGCTCGATGCGACTGGGCTGCGGCTGGTCCTCAACGCGAAACACTTGAGAGACCCGATACGCCTTGTCACAGCGATCAAGATGCTCGATGACCCTGGAATAGAAGTAGCTATCCGGCACTCGAGCCATGGCCTCTTCCAGGCGGGCAATATCACCCGCAGGCAGATTGGCCCCGACGTTGTAGCCCAGGTGAAAGCGAGCTCTCGATTTGTCGTAGTCGCTTAGTTCCACCAGGTATCAGCGATCTCGACCGATTCTAGGAAGCTCAGCCGATGTAGATCAGATCGGCAGCAATCACTTCGTCCCAGTCCACACGGCCAATCTTGCGGAGCTGATCCAGGTTCGTGAAGCGCTCGCCCGACAAGCTCATGCGCAGCTCCACGACTTTCTTCGCGGTGGAGTAGCCCACGCCCTTGACGGCTTTGGCGATCGCTTCGGCAGAGGCAGTATTGATGTTCAGGCGCGTGTCGACGGGGATCACCGACTCCGGGATCGCATCTTCGTCGACGGGACGCTCAGCAGACTGAGGCAGCGGAGTCTCGCCAGTGCGCCCCTTGCCGGGCTCATAGGAGACGAGGTCCGCCAGGGCGATGTACTGGATCGAGCCCTGCGCGTTCTTGATCATGGCCCAGTCCTTGTCGTGATGGGCGATGAACTCAACGATCTGTCCGTTCTTCGTGTTCTGGTACAGCGCCATAACGCACAAACAAAAAAGGGCGCCTGATCATTCAGACGCCCTCATTGTAGGGATAAACCCCAGGAGCCCTTGACTCAGGACTCGGTGATGTACGGCAGCCGCACGTCGTTCAGGTCGGAGGCCACGTCATCGAGGAAGTAGAACACGTCCACGATGATCGGGGTGCCACCTGTCACCGTCGAGGTCATCGCCGAACCAGCCACCTGGGAGCCGTTGTCCGAGAACACCTTGAGGGTGCGGGCAGCGGTCTGAGCGACGGGAGTGACGATGCTCTTGAAGGTCGACGTCGGAGCAATGGTGGTGCTTGCCACCACGACATCAGCGGCCACGGTGGCCAGGTCGTTGTCGGCCAGGGCATTGTCATCGCCAACGGCGGTGGCAACCTTCAGCTCGTTGTTGTTGGTGCCAACGATGCCGGAGAAGGCAGTGCCAACTCCGCGGTCCTTACGCATGTCAGGCACACGCAGGGACAGGCCGTACACCTTGGCGCCCGAGGGCACCACGAGCGAAGTGATGTCAGCACGAGGCTTGTCATCACCGCGTAGGTCAGGGCTGGGGATGGTGATGTCCCAGCTGGTGGCACCAGTGCCAGTGATCAGCGCGTAACCGGTGACGTGGTAGTACACGCGGCCAGGGATCGCCACAACGGGCTGACCCTGATACGAGCTGAGAGCGTTGACCCAGTTACCCGGGTAGATCTTCTTCGCCATGTCTAGTACCTCCTATCAGTAAACGAAGGAGTACGCCACGGTCACGAAGTCCTTGTTCAGGATCTCGAAACCGGCGAAGAGGGACCAGATCATGATGATGAAACGACTGAAATCGTCGTTGTTGTTCAGCAGAATCTGGGCGTTGTTGCCGCCGATGCCCACGCCAACGGCCTGAGGGCCGAAGAACAGCATCGGAGCAGCAGTGGTGACGGCCGAAGTAATCGACGCGTCGGTGATGGTCACTTGCAGGCTCTTCTCGGGAAGGTTGGTGCTTTCAAACCAACGCACGCCCTCAAAGAGGAAGCCGGACGGCATCACGGGCTGACCAGCAACGAAGCCGGCCTGGCCATAAGCGGGACCCATACCACGGAAGAACGTAGCGTTGGGAGCCAGCTCGGGTTGCATGGGGTTGACCATGCCATTGCCTGCATAACGAGCGATCTCACGGAACGCATCG